CGTGCAACTGAGTTTGGATTTGCTCATCGAAGTAAGTCTGATTTTACCAAGGATGCACAGCGTTATTCCGCTATGATCTATCAGGCAAAGTCAGTATAAAAAATAGTTGGTTTTTTTCATAGGTGTCTTTCATTGTCTCCCGAATCCGGGAGGCGATGATTGGTTTAAACTCAAAGAATGAAACGAAGCGACATATACAAGGCAATACGCAATAAAGCATCTGAACTTACTTACTTGAAATCGAAAGATTTACAGAAAGGGCAGTTTCAGATTCAGAAGGATAATTATCCAATGCCGTTACCAGCTTTGTTGGTTGAGTTTTCCGACTTCAGGTTTAAAAGCAGCCTTGAACACACGCAAATTGGTGAAGGTATTATTAGTTTGTTTTTGTATTTGAATTTAGTTACAGACAGCTTCAAAGGGGCGGAACGTGAAGATGAAACAATAGAGATTCTCGACCGCTTTGATGATTTGTTCCAAACCTTTGAAGGTCTATCAATACCGGGTCTTAGTCCCTTAGTTCGTGTAGCTGAATTTAAACCGCAATATGGCAATCGTTATACTATGTTCCGGGTCGATTTTTCAACTTCAATTACAGATGCAAAAACAATAGTAAAACAAACAGCTGAAAAGCCTCAAGCTGATATTGCACCAACTTTTAAATTTAGATAAAATGGCTGATTATAGACATGCAATAAATATAGTACTTCAGACAGAAGGCGGTTATACAAACGATGCTAATGATGCCGGAGGTGAAACTTACATGGGTATTTCTCGTAAGTTTTGGCCGAATTGGTCTGGATGGGTTATAGTTGACATTTGCAAAAAAGATTCAAAGAATTTTCCTAAAAACTTAAAATCAAATACGACTTTGACTGATTTGGTTATTGGATTATATAAAAATAACTTTTGGAATAACATTGGTGGTGATGGCATAAGTGATCAAACTATTGCCAATCTATTGATTGATTCGGCGGTTAATGAAGGAATTAAGCCTGCTATAAAAAGGGCTCAATCAATAGTTGGATTGAATCAGACGGGTATCATAACCCCTGAACTGGTATCTAAGTTAAATTCAATGATATGAAAAAATTAGTGTTTTTATTGCTTCTTATTCCGGGGTTATGTATTTCACAGGTAGCTACTAAATCGGATATTGTTTCCACTTTAAATGCTAAGATTGTGTTGTTGAACGATTCTATTGTAAAATTGAATCAACGTCAGGTAATGACAAAACAGCAATTCATGCAGATTTACAAGTATGAAAGGCTGCTGAGATATTATAAGATTTGTAAACGAAAACCAACACAGTGGAAATACTACAAAGGTTGGAGCAAAAGAGTTTTTGAACAATGAACTGGATGGAGATTTTAGGGTTCATATTTAGCGTACTACTTGGCGGTGGATGGATTATTAATGTAATGACATTGAAAAGTCAACAACGAAAAGTAGCTGCTGAAGCAAAAGGAGCTGATGCAAGTGCCGAAAGCACTGAAATAGACAATGTGGAAAAGGTTGCAGGTCTATGGCGTAGTTTTGCTGAAAACATGGAGTTAAAATATAAACAACAAGAAGAAAACAATGCTCAGTTACTAAAAAACTATAATGATGTTTTATCAGAAGTAAAATCACTTCGTGCTGAAGTAAGAAAGCAAAATACAACCATAAGTAAGATTTTAAAAATATTAGACAGTATTGATCATGAAAACCTCGAAGAAAAAATACAGGAAGCCAAACAGGCAGCCAGTTAAAATTTTGTTATTCCCGTTCTTGGTTCTATTTTTAATCTTGAGTTTAGTTGGCTGTAGAACTACTAAACAGCTTGATAAAACGAAGATGAAAACTACAACGGAAGCAAATTTAAGTACCGAAAATTCCGAAAAATCGAAACTTGACATTAAACAGGCAGATGATTATTCGGGTAGTAACAAAACAATTACTTCTGACAAAAGCACTACTGAAGAAATCATTGAAGAAAATACTACTAAAATGAAATTTTCGGCTCCTGACAGTACGGGAAAGCAATATCCGACTGAAAAGGAATGCATAAACCGTAAAACCAAAAGGAGCGACAAGAAGGATCTGCAAACAAGTTCAGAATCGAATGAAACTAACGCAAAAAAAGTAACCGATAATTCGGAAACTGAAAAAGTGGATAAAGCGAAGGATAAAGGACAAACAAAACAAAATCAACAGCAAACAACTGATAAAAAAACAAAGGTAGAAACGCCTGGTTGGATTACCATTGTGGCTCTTATTTCTGTTGTCGCTATCATGTTTTTTGTGTATTTGATATTGAAACGTTATAAATTAATTAAGTAATGGCAAATAATAAAAACACGGCAGCTACTGCCGAACAACAAGAAAAAGCGGAAGCTACTGCAACACCCGAAACAACCAAAGAGGTTAATGATGTGAAAGCTCCCGAAACTACTGCTGAAGCCACCGAATCGGCAACCGATGTGAAAGATGCTGAAACTACCACCGAAACAACTGAATCGGTAGCAGATGTGAAAGCTCAGGAAACCAATGCTGAAGCAACCGAATCGGCAACCGATGTGAAAGCTCCGGAAACCACTGCTGAAATAACCGAATCGGCAACCGATGTGAAAGATGCTGAAACTACCACCGAAACAACTGAATCGGTAGCAGATGTGAAAGCTCAGGAAACCAATGCTGAAACAACCGAATCGGCAACCGATGTGAAAGCTCCGGAAACCACTGCTGAAATAACCGAATCGGCAACCGAAGATGTTGCGAAGCCTGATGTAGTTGATTTTTCGGCTGAAGCTGAAGAATTGATGAAGGCTCAATACATTAAAGAAATTTGGCGTTGCCCGGTTAAAGGGTATTGGTTTACCAAGTCAGATCTTGCATCTGACCACGGTAAAAAAGTAGGTAAAAACCCCGAATATTATACTCTGTAAGTCATGACCGGATTACCCAATGTATCAATAAGCCTCGTTCGTGACGGGCTGGGCTTGGTTGCCGAAACAAATGACAACACCGTGGCAATGATATTGCCCGGCGTTGCCGTTGTCGGCAAAATTGCACTAAATGAGCCTAAGGCTATTTACTCCACCGATGGAGCAAATGAATTGGGTATTAATGCGACATCGAACGCTGATGCTTACAGGCATATTACTGAATTTTATGCCATAGCCGGTACAGGTGCAAAGCTTTGGATTATGCTTGTGGCTGCTACTACTAAACTTTCAGCAATGGTAGATTCCACACTTGAGGTTTGCCCGGCAAAACTCATTTTGAACGCTGCTAATGGTGAAATTGCAGCTTTGGGTATAGCAGCTTCAACCGATGGCGGGGCTACTGTTGACGGGCTTGATTCCGAAGTAAAAACCGCCCGCACAAAAGGTCAGGTGTTAGCTATGGATTATCTGGCTAAAATTATGCCTTTTGTCCTGGTTGTGGAAGGTAGAAAAATGACGGATGCAGATGCATTGGCTAATTTGCATGAAGAAACAAATTACAGAACCGGAACCGCTTTGTATTCGTCAAAAAATGATCAGTCAGCTTCTGTCGGTTCAGTTCTTGGACAATTGGCGGCCATAGCCGTTCAACGTAAAATTTCGCGTGTAAAGAACGGTTCTATACCTGTTACCACAGCTTACCTGAGTGATGGTTTACCCATTACCGGTCGTGAGGATTTAGGGACTATTCACGACAAAGGTTATATCATTGCCCGTCAGTTTCCGGGTCGCGCCGGTTATTACTTCAATGGTGACTTTACGGCGACATCTGCAATTGATGATCTGAATGGATTTGCCCGGATTCGTACAATTGATAAAGCTTTGAAAATTGCTTACAATACCTACGTTGAAGAGCTTGACGATGATGTTGAAGTGAATGAAGATGGAACGCTCCATCCTTCAGTCGCCGGTTATTTGAAAGAAAAAATTGAGAAACAGGTAAAGGATGCCATGAAAGGTGAAATATCGAATTTCACGGCACAAATTGATCTGACTATCGACATTCTTTCCGGTAACGCTCAGAAAATTTATCTCAACATAACTCCTAAAGGTTATTTGAACCCGATTGAAGTGGTATTGAGTTTTGTAAACCAATAAAATAATATGCCAATCATCAATGTGCCAATATGCTAATTACAGCATAGGCACAATTGGCACATTAGCATATTAACTCATTAAATAATTTATTTTATGGCATATAGTTGGTCAGAATACCGCTGTTTTATGGGCGGGCGGTTTGTAACTGGTATCACTGGTTTTAAATATAAATCAGAAAGGGAGATTGAGCCCATTTATGCAGAAGGCGATGAACCTGTTGATGTAGGTTATGGCAATAGAAAGTATTCGAGCGAAGTAAAATTACTTCAAAACGAGTTGGAAGCTATCATATCGGCTGGCGGTGGCGATCCTTTCAAAATTCCACCATTTGTAATTGTGCATTCTTACATCCCTGCCAATAGCGAAGGCGCGAAGATTGTAACAGACATTTGCGAAGGTTGCCAATTCACCGAAATTGAAAAGGCAATGGAACAAGGAGCAAAATTTATGGAGATCACAACTCCGTTGTTCACGAAGAAAATAAAGTATAACACAACATCTCCGTATTAATCATGGAAAAACTAACTCTTGTGGGCGAAGTTACGCCCGAACAAATCGAACAGTGGAAAGCCAAATACGGCAAAGTTCACGGTGTAATTGTGGATGGTCATATTGCTTATGTCCGTAAAATTGACCGACAAACTACCAGTTACGCCCTCAGTCAAATGTCGTTCAAAATGTCGAAAGGCGAAAACGATGGCAGCGATATTGAAATGAACATGGGTAAACTGATGAAAACTGGTGAAGCTGTATTGACCAATTGCTGGCTGGGTGGTTCTGAAGAAATCAAAAAGGATGAAACCCTTTGGTTCAATGCCTGTGTGAAAGCCGGCGAATTGATTGAATTCAAAGAGACAGAACTAAAAAACTTCTAAGCGAGGCTTCGGATAATGTACAAAGTGATTGGGTCGGCTTATTGTCGACCCAATTAGAATACTACTTAGGTTACGATGTCTCGCACTTAACTGACAAACAATGGGCTGATAAAGTGGTTCAACTGGATTATATCCGCAATAAAGAAGCTGAAGCAAATAAACGATGAGTACTGGTGTTGAATACATACTTCGGGCGCGAGACCTGCTAAGTGGCGTTTTAAAAAACGCTGCCCGTGCTGCTGAAAATGTATCGCGAAGTACTAACGATGTAGGAAGCAACGCGCAGCGTTCAATGACAATTGCACAGCGAGCAATTGATAAAGCCGGACAATCATGGCGTGGTTATATTGACCGTGTACGCGAATCGAACAATAATACTAATGATTTAGCCGGAAGTATCCGAAATGTGGTTGGTGCAATGGCACTGTTCCAGGGCGTGAAATCAATCGTTAAGATGGGAGCCGATTTGGAACAATCCAAAATAAGTTTCGATGTGCTATTAGGTAGTGCTCAGAAAGCAAAAATTATGCTCGACGGCATTAATAAGTTTGCCAATGACACACCCTACGAAAACAAAGGGCTGATAGATAACGCCAAAATGATGCTTTCGTTTGGTACTTCAGCCGAAAAGATTTTGCCTAATCTGAAAATGCTTGGTGATATTGCTATGGGCGATGCCAACAAAATGAGTTCTTTGACACTTGCTTTCTCTCAAATGTCCAGTGCCGGAAAATTACAGGGTCAGGATTTATTGCAAATGATTAATGCCGGATTCAATCCGCTTCAGGAACTGCAAAAAATGACCGGTAAAAGTATGGGTACGCTACGTTCGGAAATGGAAAAGGGTAAAATATCCGCTACCATGGTTGAAGCAGCTTTCCAACACGCTACAAGTAAAGGCGGTCTTTTCTTTGGCATGATGGACAAAATGAGCCAAACGGCTTCTGGTAAATTCTCTACGTTGGTAGGAACTTTACGCCAAACAGGTGCTGAAATTGGGCTCAAACTTTTGCCTTACGCTAATAGTCTGATGAACTTCCTTATGCCAATGGTCGATTGGATTGGTCGGAACTCCGACATGTTGCTACAATTGACAGGTGTTGCTTTGGGAGCGTTTGCAGCCTTTAAACTTATTACATGGGGTATTAGGCTATGGACAATTGCCCAGGCAATTTTGAACGGAACCATGATGCTTAACCCGGTGGGGTTGATTATTGCGGCCATTGCGGCATTAATTGCTTTGATTGTTGTTGCATGGAATAAGTTCTCCTGGTTCCGAGGTGTTGTAATGGGTTTATGGGAAACATTTAAACTATTTGGGAACTTTATAAAGGATGCCATTATTGGTTATGTGAAAGGGTTGGTAGATACGTTTGTAGGTCTTGGTAAAATCATCAAATCGGTATTTTCTGCAGATTGGAATGGGGTGAAAGAAGGTGCAAAACAAGCAGGAAAAGGATTCTTTATGTCTATGGGAGGTGGTGCTGTTGTTTCATCAGCTATCAATAATGGCTCTAAAATTGGGGAAACATGGGCTAAAGGATATAATAAAGGAGTTGCAAGTTTTGCAAAAAGTCAGGCTGATAAAAAAAGTGGTTTGAATGCTGGTTCTATTACAGGAAGTTTACCCGGGACAACATCGCCGTCATCTGTCAACCCTGACGATAAGATTAAAAGTATTGCCGGTGGTGGAAGCAAGCCTACTAACATAAACATAAATCTCAATAAAGAAATGGTTGGTAGCATTACCATACACACTACTAATTTAACCGAAAGCGGTGGCAAAATAAAGGATACTATTATGGAGGTTTTAGCGCAGGTGTTGAATAGTGGAAACAGATTAGCAACGGAGTGAAATGGAAAAATATAATTTCAATGAGTTTGATTTAGTTGATATTTTCAAAAGCGTTTGGGGGTATACAGCAGCTCCATTTCTGTTTTCTGTTCAAAACAAAGTCGAAAAAAAGATTTTTGGACGTGATTCAGAATCTTCGGAATATAGCTTCTCAGAACCTTCGGAACG